TGACCGAAGTTGGTTGAACCAGAGAATGTTCTGCCAGTGCCACCTTCACCGTTTATGTATGGAATATAAGTTGTGTAATTGACACCTGTAGCCGTGTAAACGCTCACCCCATTCTTAAACCACTGAACGCTTCCTGCATCAGCGTTAATCGCAATTCCAATAACATCGTTTGTAGTACAGGTCGATAAACCAGAAGCAACCTGACTACCGTTTACATAAACCAAACCTTGATTCCACCAATAAGCGGCTTCTGTATTTCCTGTGTTTGCAGAAAAAGAACGACTACTTACTCCAATACGATGGTTATTGTTGGTAGTACCAGATAATGTGAATTCCCAATACCACTTACCAGAATTTAATAAATTTGTTGCATATAAAAATAAATCGCCTCCTGCGCCACTCAACAACGCAACATCAAGGTTTCCGTTAGATAAAGTAACAATAGATGGCCCTGCTATCGCTGCTGGGAGAGCACTATTCCAAGTACAGTAATTCGCTTGCGTGGCACTCGTAAGCGTAGGCACATCGGTCATGGAGTCGTAGGTAGACCCGCTGGTGATTGAGATGTTGTTAGTGTTCCAGTAGTTGCCATTGCCTGAGAAGTCCTTGCCCAGTCCCGCATTGGAGCCAGAGGTGAGCGCAGAGTTATCCGTGAATGGCAAGTAAAACCCGTTAGTGCCGTAGGAGCCAGAGTAGCCTGCGGGTTGCCACACGCCCGTGAGAGCGTTTGTGGAGCCGAATGAGGAGGGGGTTAGGGCCTGCCCGTCGATGAAGTTGACCTCGGCGAGGTAGCCGTCGAAGTAGTTGTAATCACCAGACGGCATCTTGCCAATTCTGTGTTCTACTGTGTTATCAACCCCTGTGTTGTAATTTTGTGTTGGATATGAAGCTGATAAGGCGGTTATTTGTGATCCGTTAACATAAATTTTCAAGCGGTTACTAGCAGTTGCTTGAGTTGTATCTACCGCAACAACAAAGTGATACCAAGAAGATGGGTCACGAAATACTTGCGTTGTTTTGGTGCTATATGTGTTTGCCCCAAACCAAACACGAAAAGTATCGTCTGTGTCAAAACCAATCAAGTCAGTATTACTGGTTGTTCCAAGTAAAGTTTGAATAGCACTATCTGTAAGTTTTCCCCTTTTTACCCACCCACTCCAAGTCCATGTCTGGCGGTTACCCGCACCAGCAGGAGTCCTGTTCAGGTAAGCAGACGCACTAGAGCGAAACCGCAGGCTGCGCTGGATTGGGTTTGGCACGCCCGCAACGGGCCACTTGTTTGCCTTGACCGCTGCCGCGGCCTCGTCTAGCGTCCACACCCCCGACGCTGAGGTTAACGAGGGCTGAACGGGGTTCTTGGTGATTATGTTGCCGCTGTAGTCCATGCCTGTTCCATGATCTCGTCAATCGTCTCGGATACTTCCCACGAGTTTCCGTTAACACCAAATGCCACGGTGACCTTAATTCCGTCCTCGTTTGTGTTTTCGAAGAAGGACATTATAAGCTCGGAGTTGAGGATCAAGCCCTCCCCGATCCTGCCTTTGGTTGCGTTTGTCAGTTTAAGCAACATTGACTTCTACCCAAGAGATTGTCTCTTCGTTCCATGAGTAAAACTTGTTATCGTCAGGGTAGGCAACGGGCGCATCCCACAGGCAGCTTGTCTCATTTAGAACCCATGAGGCGTAGGGCTTCGGGGGAATGAACGCATCACGCTGCTCATCGTAGGTATAGCCCAGACCAGCGTAGTTCTTGCGGAAAGCCTTGCTCTGGTCGGCAGAGGGGGCATTGTCTGTGTAGTGAACCCCGCCACGGGTGTTGTAGGAAGTCTGCTTGTAGACATCCCCAGTCCGAGCAGTCAGTTCATCTTCTTTTCCGTTGTCCTCGTCCCTTCCTACTGTGACAAAGACCACAACATTGTTTTCATCAAGTTTTGCAAAGTGCGCCATTTAAAGCCCCTTAACTAAAAGTTACAGTTTCAGATGTTGTTGAAGTAGCGGTTACTGTGTAGATGCTATACCCAGACACGGCGGTGGATACCGACTGTGTTACCCCACCAGAGAAGGTTGCCCTGTAGTAGTTTGGCACTTTAATGATAACGACACCAGAGCCGCCGTTTCCGCCATGACTTGAGTTTGCAGAAGTTCCTCGACCAACCCCACCGCCTCCGCCGCCCGTATTAGCTGTTCCATCAGTTCCGTTGCCCGGAGTTCCAGCACCAGCCGAACCCGCTCCACCACCTCCAGAACCGCCTGAACCTCCTGCCGGATTGGATGCACCTCCCCATCCACCACCTCCACCACCACCTCCGTAGTATGTAGCGGTTCCCGTAATAGAGTTTTGAACTCCTACACCGCCACTACCACCGGGTCCGACACTTTGTGCGCCAGCGTTACCACCGACTGCACCAGCTCCGCCGCCACCACCACCGCCAGAACCAGCACCGAGTCCGTTACTTGCACCACCAGAGCCACCAGAATAACCTTGACCAGAAGTTCCGCTACTACCGGGTGAAGTTGCGTTTCCGTTGTTATCGCCTTTGCCTCCACCACCGGAACCACCCGATGTGGAATCTCCGCTAGATGGTGTGCCTCCACGACCACCGCCTGTTGATGTAATAGTTGAAAAAACAGAATCAAAACCATTTCCGGTTTTGGCTCCCGTGTATTGATAAACACCACCAGCACCTACTGTGACCGTGTAGGCAGTTCCAAGCGATAGGCTTAATTGAGATTCAGCAGAACCACCACCGCCAGTTGGTGACACAGACGAACGAACTCCACCCGCACCACCACCCCCGCTAGCATACGAATTTTGTGGTGTTGACCCACCGCCCCCAGCAACTACAAGGAAGTCTGCGCTAAATGTTGAGGGCTTGATGCTAAATGTCACAGTCTCGCTGGTCGTGCTTGTTGCCGTCACGGAGTAGATGTTGAACCCAGACACCGAGGTTGAGAGGCTGGATGTCACCCCGCCCGAGAAGGTAGCGATTACATTGTCGGGAACCTTGATGACGACAATTCCTGATCCGCCGTTGCCTCCGTTACCACCTCCACCACCTCCACCGCCTCCGGTGTTTACAGTTGCGTCAGATGCGTTGTTTGATGAAGTTGAGCCGTTACCTCCTCCCCCCGTGGGTGCGGTTCCAGCACTTCCAAGTTTTGTTCCACCACCACCGCCAGATGCTCTTGTAACAGATGACCCAGTTATAGATGAAGCAACACCGCTTCCTCCATTGCCGCCGACATTGGGACTTGTTGTGGCGGCAGCACCAACGCTTCCTGCACCCCCACCACCACCTGAGTTAAAGTTCGTTCCGTCAAACGCTCCGGCTCCGCCGTTGTAACCTTGGCTAGCGGTTCCAGAACCTCCAGCATTTACTACCCATCCACCACCGCCCGAACCTCCTGTTCCACCAACCGCAGCGTATGATCCCGCACCCCCGCCAGTAGATGTGACTGTTGATAAAACAGAATTGCTGCCTTGGTTTCCAGAGCCGCCAGCTCCGTTTGTTGATCCGTTGCCCCCGCCACCAACAGTTACTGTATATGCAATTCCAAAGGACAGAGAGAGTTTAGATTCGGCAGATGCTCCCCCACCAGAAGTGCCAGCAGAAGTTCTGTAACCTCCAGCACCTCCACCACCAGCAGAGTTCCCAGAGCCGTTACCCCCGCCACCACCCCCGGCAATGACCAAGAAGTCAACGGGCGCACCAGCGTAGAAGGTAACAGTCTCAGATGTTGTTGAGGTGGCAGTCACCGAGTAGATGTTGTAGCCCGCAACGGATGTGATTGTCGTGTAGGTAACCCCTGAGGAGAACACGCCATAGTGCGTTGAGGGGATTTTGATAACTACGATGCCGGAGCCGCCGTTGTATCCACCGGAACCACCAGAACCAGTTTGGCTACCACCACCGCCACCAGAACCAGTGTTGGCTGATCCAGCAGAACCAGAAGAACCGCCGTTGCCACCACCGCCGGAGCCACCAGAGCCAGCAGTACCGCCAGAGTCTTGTCTAGCACCGCCACCACCACCACCGGCTCTAGTTACTGCGGAGCCTGTAATTGACGATGAAACACCAGCACCACCATTGCCGCCGTTGTTGCCACTGTAATTTGCGCCGACAGCACCAGCACCACCGCCACCACCAGCGCCGCCAAACGCATTAGCACCGTTGCCGCCGTTGTAGCCCTGGTTGGCCGTTCCAGACCCTCCCGTGCTTCCTCCGTGGCCAGTACCGCCACCAGAACCACCAGTGCCGCCTGTCGAAGGACAGCCACCGTAGCCACCGCCTATGGATGTTATTGACCCAAGAACGCTGTTTGAACCAGAAGAACCATCAGCGTTATTTTGTCCATTAGCAGCAGCACCATTACCACCAGCACCAACAGTAACTGTGTATGAAGTGCCAACACTAAGACTCAATGCTGACTCAGCAGATGCGCCACCACCAGATGTTCCAGCACTTGTCCTATAACCACCAGCACCGCCACCACCGGCTGATCTATTACCACCTCCGCCTCCTCCCGCAACCACGAGGTAGTCGGCGAATAGGTTCGTGGGCCAGTAGCCCTGCCCCTGAAGCTGGAACTGCTGACTTAATGGGAAAACGCCGCCGCTCGGCAGCGCCGATGGCGAGAAAAATTGGGCCGATATGAGCCCCGCCAGATAGCCGTGAATGGGCATCGGTACTTCCTTAGGTAATTTCTTCCCAAGAGGTTACCACGGTCAGGTAGTTAGCCGTCCCCGCGGTCGCCCCGATGGACTGATTCTCCAGCAGGTAGAACGTTGTGGTCTTGTCCGTCACAATAAGCGTCGAGTTGGCCGGAACCGAGATGGTAGACGCAATCGGGTAGGCCGTCCCGCCCAGCGAAGCCGCCGAGTAGACGTTGATCGTGATATTTGCGGCGGCGGTTCCGTTGGTGTTTGCCACGACGATTGAGTTGATCTTGTAGACCTTGCTGCTCGACGCGGCGTTGCTCGCCAGCTGGTTTGCCGAGGTGTTAGCCAACGACACCTGCGACGAGTTGCCGTTGATTACGGTGACGTTAACAATATTTGGGTTTGCCATTTAAAAACTCCTTAGAATCCGAATATCATCGCCATAGCGATTGCCTTGCCTGTAGATACACCGCTGGCGGTTTGCCACGAGGCCGTGGTGCCGTTTGAAGTAAGAACGTACCCGTTGGACCCAATGCCTAGGCGGGTGGCGCTGTTTGACCCGTTGCCAAGTATCAGGTCGCCCGTCGTGGTGATGGGGGATAGTGCGTTAAAGGCCGCCGAGGCGGAGGTCTGACCGGTTCCGCCAGAAGCAATTGGAAGCGCCGATCCAAGAGTAAGTGAAGAAAGGTTGGTTATTGCATCAACTACGTTTGTCCCGTTATTGAAGACAAACATCGATTTACCAGCGGGGACTGCAATTCCAGTACCGGTAGAATTTTTTACAGTAATTGCATCAGCACATCCGTTATTTACTAGGTAGAGTTTTTCAATAGCGGGGACAATAAGGTTCTGAGCTCCGCCTGAAGTACCTGTAAGATTTAGCCGCAGGTTACGGGCTGTCTGGGATGCGTTGGTATCGGTTAGGGTAAGGGTGACTGGGCCACTGGCAAAGGTAACATCGGCTGAACCCGTAATAGCTTCTTCAAGCGCGGTGCCTAAGTTAGTATTTGTCGTGGCGCCCCAAGTACCGGATTGCTCTCCGGTACCAATAAGCTCAATCTTTAACGCAGAATACGTGCTTGCCATTTATTGCTCCTATGCCGCTAACGGCACCCAATTTGGGGTCTGCGAGTCATTTACTTGTGTCCAAACAGATCCCTGTGAATCATTAACATTCTGCCAGTTTGGAGTCTGATTGTCATCTATTGACTGCCATATCAGAACTGACCCAATAAATCCAGTAGCGGAAACTCCGGTAACTAAAACTACAGAATTTCCTGTAACTACAACCGAACCAACGCTGGCAGTGCTAGAAACTCCTACTAAATCAACCGAGGTGTTTGAAACCGCCTCGACCTGACCAACCTCACCAACACCTGCAACCCCAGTTACATCTACATCGGCGTTTTCAATTACTTCTACTTGCCCAATAAAGCCAACCGCCTCAACACCCGTGACAGATATATTACCGTTTGCCGAAACTGTTACGGTCCCAACAAACCCCGTGGCTGTAACACCAGTAACAACAACATCTGCACCAGCTTGTGCTACTACACTTCCTACCTGCCCGGTACTTGAAACCCCGGTAGCGTTTATATTAGCATCGCCCGTAGCATCAAGGGTTCCTACCGCACCTAAACCTTCAACACCCGTAACATCTACATCTGCACCAGCTGCCGCCGTTACACTTCCTACCTGCCCAGACCCTTCAACACCTGTAACATTTACATCTGCCCCAGCAGCCACCGCCACGCTTCCAACCGCACCGCTACCAGAAACCCCGGTAACGCTTACATCTACGCCCTCGGCAACTTGAACAGATCCAACCTGCCCAGACCCTTCAACACCCGTAACACCTACATTTGAATCCGCAGCAACCTGAACGGATCCAACCGATCCAGCACCTTCAACTCCAGTAACATTTACATTAACATCTACTACCGTCTGTACCGTTACAGAACCTACCTGCCCAGTACCTGTTACACCTGCATTACCTGCGCCCCAGCCGTTACTGCCCCAGTCTCCGTAACTCCAACCACCTAGTGGGACATCAACGTCGGTGCTGTCAGTTCCCCAAGGCGTGTAGCCCCAAGGCCCAGAACCCCATCCGCTGTATGTCGCCACTTATTCATTCCTAGGCAATGCGGATAATTGCGTTTGATGCGTCTGCTGTCGGGAAAATAATCGTAAACGTACCCGAAGTAGAAGTCTTAGCACCGCCAAAATCAAGAACGCACACAGTTGGGTTACCCGCTTGGCTGCTGTTATAAATCAAAGCGCCGTAGGCCGTGATCGTGGCCGAGGTAAACGACAGATCATTGAAGTCTGTAAATGCGGTCGTACCAGATGTGGTCGGGGTAATGTTTGTAAGGGTTCCACCGCCAGCACTGTAAGAGCCGGAGTTAGCGACTTCGTTAGTAGCCGTGTATGCCGTAGTAGCAGCAGTAAACGAGGCGCTGTTTGTATATAGCGCAAGTTTAAATGTATTACCCGTAGAAGCGGTGAAGTTGTGTTTAGCCTGCATAAGCTCTTGTTTAAAGCTTGTGCACATATAGTTGCCTGTGAATGCCATTTTAAATCTCCAAAAGTTTTACAAGTTCGGGGTGGCCCGCTTCTCGCAGCCGGTTTGCAAGGGTGGTGCGGTCTTGAGCCACAGTCTCCCTAAGGTAAAACAAAATAATTCCAAAAATCTCGTCTTTAAATGCCTGCGCCTGCTCCCGTACGGCAGGATGGGAATTACTTCCAACATACACAATCTTGTCTACAGCACGCCGCGCCAACTCTTCGGGCGTAAATCCACGTCCGTCCGTAGTTTGAACTTTAATACCGCCTAAGAGTGCGCCGATCATTTTACAGGATACCTCACTTGACCAGTACGATACATATCTTGACGATCCTTACCTTCGCCGAGCTGTTTTAGCATTGCAAGAGTTTCATTATACCGAGCCGTATAGTTTGCAATCACGTCTTGTTCGCCCTTCATAAATGTGTAAGCTTCAAGCAAGGAACCATAAAGCAGCGCAGAATCAAAATGATCTCCAAGCCACGTTGTATTAGCGGTGACAATTGATTCAGGATAGTAGTAATAATGCATTTCTACGCCATAGTTTGCGTCTGGCGTGGGGCCGACAATCATTGTATTGTTATCGAAGATTGCGTAGTGGGTAGGAGTGCCCGTATCAGACGGGGTTGGAAAAGCCTCTCGGATAAACTCCACGTCTTTGTTCAGCAGGAATGATTGCGCTGTTGTAATTGGGTCAATAATAGATAAAGAGAATGTAGCCAGCCAATCTGAAGGCATAGCCAAGTATTTATTCCCGTTTGTTAAATTCCCTGTAACATTTTTGCGCAGTGCGGGTAACTGAATCGCGTTGTATATCCGCTGCTCAGCCTGTTGAATAAATGTGTTTACCTGCTCTGTCGAAGTAAAAGTAACCGTGCCCGTACCAGCCGAGTCCGTAAACTCGGTATCTGGTAGATCGTTTTCGATATACCCTTTAATTGTTTCGAAGAGCGTGGCGTAGTTCATTTATGCCATCGGCCCGCGAGCCATTCTTCCTTTAGTTGCTGCGCCATTTCCACGGGTTTCAATACCAGAAACTTTTTCTCCGGGCGCTGCGTTACGGCTGATGTTGCCAACAGACATATTGACTTCGTTTGCCGTGTTTCTTTGGGGGGCAGGACCATATCCGTTGTTGCTCAGATCCACGCCTGCGGCACCGGTCATCTGATGGGGCTCTGCATAGACTTCAGCTTGGCCCACTTCTTTGCCGCCGACCTTTTTGCTGAACTTAGCCATTATCGACCCCTTCCGCCTGATTTATAGGTAAACGAAGATTTCTTCTGATTGGCAACCTTAGCCATACCACGACCAAGCTCCTTCATCTGAAGATTAGTTTTGCCACCCTTGGCAAACTTCTTAACGCCTTTGTGCATACGGCCTTCGTGGCCTTTAACGGCTTTTTCAGCCTCCACATCGGCAATCTTTTTAACTTCTTTCTTGTCCATCATAAACTCCTAAGTAGTTGTTACTGTTACAATTCCAACTTGCCCACGGGCAACCAAATTGTTTGGCGTTAGTCCAGTATCGTCCGCTCTTGCACCACCAACAGGATTCCAGCCCCACTGAATTATACGGCTACCTTCGCTCACTACGCCAAGGTTATTTACCCCTGAAGTCACATACGAAGTATCCGGCCTTGGTTCACGCACAGCCTGCGGATCTTGAACTGGGTACATTCCCAACTGCAACTGCGGGTGATCCGGATCCCAACAGTTCTTACAGACTTTGATATTAACCAGCTTTGTCTTTATGACAAGCTTGCGCAGCACGGACAGTTTGTATCTAAAACCACACCTGTCACATTCCGCAATTGCAAACTTACCAGAAGAAAACTTGTTGCCCATTATGTAATCTGCATGATTCTTGGAACAAACCGCTGCGCAGCTTTCTCTCTATCTTCCCCAGCAGCGGTAACAAAAGCTTCATCGTACATAGCCTTGAGCATCTCGACACGGGGCAAAGCCTCCGGCAGCTTCAACGATAGGTAGTAAGCAAGCCCAGCAGTAAGGCAAGGCAAGAATCGAAACGGAATGTCAAACGTATTTACCCCGTTACCTGCGTCCTGAATACGACGCATTCTCCAATACACAAGCGTATACGGCGTTGAATTATCGGGCGTGGGCCATACCGTAAATGTTGGGTACTGAATACCGCTGGGGGTTGTCGCTCCGCTCTGGCGGTTTACATAGATCTGAATAGGGCGACCCGTAGCATTTTTGTTTGGGATTGTTGCGTATGTAGACACGCTGATACGAGTAATGGTCAAGTCGGTTTGTTGTACCCCGGTCTGCGTACGGATGACGTGCTCAAGAAGATCGACAGTATCTACGGGTAGTGTGTATGTTGCGGTGCCGGCAGTCAGTGCCTGCGAGCCCTGTTCAATAGTCCAGAGGTTGATGCCTCGGTTGGCCCAGTCAGCAAACAATAGGTTTAAAGACCTGCGAGCCGTGCGCAGATCGTAACCAGACCTTAACTCTGAGCCGCAACGCTCAAAAGCTTCTTCAACAACATCGTTGAGATTTAAATTAAAAGTTGAGGTTGCGGTGGTAGTCATCTGAACTTTTTAACCTTTTTCTTTATAGCTTCAGGTTGGGCCACAAACTGCTTTCCTTGTCTTCGTCCTTTTCGTTTAGCCTGTGAAGTGGCTGCGTACTCGGACGGCGATAAGGCTTTGATCGCGGCTTCCGGAAGGTATCTCTCTCCAGTTGCCTTACTTCCTTGTGTTGACGGCTTGCCACTCTTAGTTCTCCATTTTTGGTCACCCCAATCCTTTAGGCTTTGCTGGGGCTTCTTCATATCAATCCTTGTACCCGCCGCCACGCTCGAACGCCTCCTCAATGAGGTCGTTCATGTCGAGGTTAAATGCTGTGGTGCCGGTGGTGGAAGCCATTATCCTACCTTCCAGTTTGTACCGTCTGAGTATACGGGCGTTTTTACAGCACCACCAGCGACAACAGTTGAACCAAAAGTTGGAGACAAAGCATCTGTAACAAACGCTCTCGTACCCGCAAGAGAGGTAGAAGCGCTAGGCAGCGTACCTACGGTTAAGTTTGTAAACATTACGTTATCCACATTTATACGTTGGAAATAATCGATTGCGTTTAGACTTGTTCCCGCAAAAGTAGAGTTAGTTTTATCGTAAACAAGGTTCAAAATACTGTAAAAACCAGCAAGACTCATTCGTTCTACACTGTTTGCCGCTGAGTTTAAAACAAAACTGTTGGCTAAAGTAATGAAACTGCCAGCACTTGAAGTTACAGCGTTAGATGCGGGACTTGCCGCAAAAATAGCAGAGCCGTCAATTTGCAAAGTTCCGGCCGTTACGCTTGGGGTAAGCACTTGGTAGCAGTCTTTAATTAAAACATTGGCGCTTGCGTTAGATACCGCCACAGCCCAACACTTGTTTCCTACAATAGAAACAGTACCAGCACCCGTAATTTGTACGCCTGAAACGCATTGCAATTCAGTATTGATAATTTCAACATAATTTGTACCTGATTTAATAAGTTGCGTATCTACAGTACAGTTTGAAATGTAGGCGTTACCAGACCCTGTGATGGTCAAGTTAGTTAGTTTGATACCACTAACACGAGCCGCAGCAGACAGTGTCAATGTTCCAGTAATTTGCGTGTTAGCACCAGTGAGTTCAGAGGTTGCAATTGTTGTGTTTGTTGTAGTTACTGTGGGGCTTTCTGCATAGAATCCGGGATGCACAATAACAGTAAGACGGGTTCCAGTTTGTAGTGTTAACGCTTTAGTAATTGTTTGAACAGGGTTAATTAAAGTGCCATCACCTGTTGTATCGTTACCATCAGCATTGCTAACGTGTATTTCTTTGGAATATACAGAGTAATTACCAACATCTCTGCCTGTACCGCCAGAAACAACAGCCAAGGGAGTTGTAAGCGTTATATCGCCAATAAAACCATTAGCTGAAACGACTGGTCCAGAAAAATGAGAGGCAGCCATTATTCAGCCCCTTTTGAGACTGGCAGCTTCTCGCCACGACCAATAGCAAGGGATGGGGTTTTCTTAGCCATTATCCGGAAAAACCTCAAACATAAAGCGCGCAATAAACAAATCAATAACTAAAACTGAATGCCCATCTTCTGGGTCTTTTTGGATCTCGATCCCCAACATCATTCCAGTAATCAGGTAAAACGAGATGGCAAAGTTCATTTCTGGCTTTCTTTTTTAAGCACTTCTATTTCAGCACGAAGCTTGATAATTTCGGCATCGCGCTCTGCAAGTTTTTTCATAAGGCCCGTGTTCATCTCAGCCCAGACAACTGCCTGCTGCATGCGCTCTTTGTGGTCATCAGACATCATTTTAAAAAGGCGCTCAGAGTACTCAATCTGCTTCTCGATGAAGTCAATCACGATAACCCCCTCCTGATTTTTTATACTGCATTGCTAACATCTGTGCCTTGCGAGCTGACCACTGACCCGGAGCCCCACCTTTACCGCCAGCCTTGATCTTATTAAAAAGACTCTTACGCATGCCGGGTTTGGTGTAGTTGCCAGCCTCGTTCACCTTAGATTTCCCACCTTCGGCAAACATAGTAACCTTGTTCGGATCATCTTTGCGGATGATCGTCTTGGCTTTTGGCATCTTACTGGGGTTAATTATCCCCATACCCCGACTCGGTCGCATTTAGCACTTTCCGCCGTAAGACATCTTCTTAGTCATGCCGCCTTTTTTCATAGCCACTTGCATACCTTTGGTTTTACCCTTCGAAACAACACCATCAGCAGACTTGTGACCGGCAGACAAACCACCAGCAGCCATCTTCTTAACTTTGCCGCCTTTTTTCATAGTCATTTCAGACTCTTCATGCTTGACCATGGACTTGGGAGCGCCCTTCTTTTTCATAAAGGCAACTTCTTTAGCAACCATCTTCTTGGACTCAGCCATTTCACCACCCCTTTTAAAAGTTTTGCCTTTGTCGGCAGACATAAATTCCTTCCCGACCGAGGAAGGTACACCTACTTTCTTAGCAAACTTCGGGTTGTTGGCAATAGCCGCCATGAAGTTGTGCTGTTTTTTACTT